GTTTGAAATTGAAGAACCAACGAAAGGAGGAAACCAAACGTTGAAACTCAATGAATTATTAGAGAAATACTCTAAAACTGTTGAAGACCTTGACTTTGATTATGAGTCTATGTCCGATGAAGAGTTAGAGGCTAAGTTTGCTGAATTATTCGAAGGTACAGAAGATCCAGACGAACCGGTAAAAGAACCAGTTGCTGATCCGGAAGCTGATCCAGAATCAAATGACAATTCAGAGTTTAGCAATAAAAAAAGATATACAAAAAAAGAAAATGGTAATACTGAAGTTACTTTTGAAATTAGTCATGAAGATGTAAGAGGTGCATTATATACTCTTCTGTCTACTTGGGAAGAAAATGATAATGAATGGTATTTTATTAATGCTACATATGATGACCATTTTGTATATAGCAACTGGGATGAAAGTAAAATTTTCCGTCAGGGCTATACAAAAGATGGTGATGCAGTATCTCTCTCAGATGAAAGAACAGAATTATTTAAAGAGTATCTTACACTTTCAGAAAAAAGTGAATTAGAAGAACTCAGAAGTAACTATGCTGCTCTTCAGAATAAAATTAATGAGTACGAATCAAAAGATAAAGAAGCTGTTCTTGGTGCTGAAATTTACACTGAACTGAAAAATAGAGAAGATTTTAAAGAACTGATCAAAAATCAGGCTATCTACAGTGTAGAAGAAGTACAGACAAGAGCCGATGCTATTTTAGGTAAATATGTTAAAGAAAAAGGCACTTTCAACTATCAGCAGAAACCTAGTGCTATTGGTTTTACTGAACCTAAGAAAGCTAAGAAACCATATGGAAGTTTATTTAAGGATTGAGCTATCAAATAGCTCTTTTTTATTGCCTAAAAATATTTAAAGGAGGAAATAAAAATGGCATCTAATTTTCAGAAATTTATGGCCACTGCTGAAAAACACGCTGTTGCTGGTAGCTCTAAGCTGAAAGCTACTATTGCAGGTCATATTTATAACATTCAGATTGAAGAAGATCTGGACAACGGATCAATTGTTGCAAAAGGCGATTATATCAAACCGGAGACTTATAAAGCTAAAGATTCTACTGGTTTTGCTGGTGTAGTACTGGATAAAGCAGCTAACGGAAATTGGTATGTAGAAGTTAAAACACCAGGAGATGCTCTGTTACTGCTCCAGGTACCAATGTTATACGAAGAGTATACTACCGCTCTTAAACATGAAAGTAATTTCTATAACGCAAATGGTGACATCGTTCGAGCATATGAGCTTTATGTAGGTGATGTGTTTGAAGTATCATCTGAAGGATTTAGTGGTACTCCTACTAAAGGTGCAACTGTAACTGTAGCAGACAAAAAGCTGACAATTGGTTAATGAAAGGAGGAATACATAATGAAACTTAATTTTTCAAGTAATGAAGTAAGAAATATTTTTGCTGAAAATGATTATGCAGAGTACTCCCAGCTTATGTTTGACACAGCTAAGGGAGAAGAAAAAGTATCTACAAAAGATGCTAATAATAAAATCAGAGAGATTATGTTCTCTGTACTTGGAGTAGATGAAAACTGCTCAAGAAAAGAACTTAGAAAAGCTATTCGTAGACATAAAATTGATGTATTTGAAATTATCGAAGAGACAGTAGAGAATCTG